TTAGAAGTTAATATAATTTGTTAGTTTTTGTGTTGTTTCTTCTTTTTTGCTGTTAGTAATGTGTGTATATGTGTCCATAGTAGTTTTTATATTTGCGTGGCCCATTCTTTCTTGGACTTCTTTGTGATCTGCGCCTGCCTCATATAGCATTGATGCATGTGTATGTCTAAAACCATGTAGACCGATATAAGGTAAGCCGGCACGCTCACGATATATATTGTATCTTTCTGCCACTGACTGATTAATTGTGAAATTATTTTCGTCATTGGTAAACAAATAATTAGCTTTAGTAAATCCTAATTGAAATAAGTACTTTCTTTGTTCGAGCTTCCAAAATTTTAGTTGCTTTATAGTTTTTTCATCTAAATAAATTATTCGATTTGATTTTTTGGTTTTAGGAGTTTCAGATATATAATATTTATCTGAACGAGCTACAGTTTTTTTAATGGCCATTTCATTTGTTTTAAAATTAATATTGTCCCAAGTGAGTGCTAATATTTCGCCGATTCTACATCCGCTGAATGCTAATAGTCTAAAGAGCGTATAGTCTCTGTTTTTAAAATATAGATTCTGTTCTTGAGATACTTCATTTAGAAATAATTCCAACTGTTCTTTTGTATATAATTTTAATTTCTTTTCTGTTTTAATTTGTGGCTTTGGAATAAGTAAATTTAATGTTGGATTATCAGATGTTAAACCAATATTTATAGCATACTTAAAAACTTTGTTCATATAGTTTATGAAAAGAGGGTACTGCTTTGAAGTTCCTTTTTCACTCCAATCATTTACTACCTTTTGACAATATGCCGTATTAATTTTAGAAAGCTTAATATTTCCAAATTTGGGATATATATGTTTGTTAAAGATTATTTTAGTCCTTGAATATGAACTTTCTTTTACAGTTTTTTTATAGCTTTCTAGCCATAATTCTGCTGCTTCTTTGAAAGTAGTATTTGTACTTGTGGGCATTCCTGTTTTTTGTAATTCTAGTTCTAACCTAGAAAGTGCTGTTTTTGCTTCTTTTTGTGTTCTAAATCCTCTTTTAGTAGTATATTTTTTCTTTCCTGTTAGCGGATCAATACCGAGATAAGTTTTAAAGTACCATGCTTTTTCGCCATTTTTCTTTTTATATTGTTTTATCATTGCCATCAATATTACCCCTATTCAAATTCTAATTCTGCCATGCTATCATTGAAAAATTCGATCAGTCCTTGTTCCTCTATAAATTCAAGCCATATTTCCCTCCCGTTAATTAATGGAACTCCTTTTTCTTTACGAATTGTTTGATACAAGTTAGTCACGACTTGTTTCCACATTTCTAATACAGCTTTATCTATTTTCTTATCATCCCAGCGTTTTTTTGGGGGTCTATTTTTGTTTTTTTCAATTTGATAATTAGTAGCTTTGATGATAAATGTTTCGTATCCGGTTGTGTTTTTTTCTAACCATTCTTTGAATTCTGTATATATCATTTTTTTTCACCTTTCTATTTTTGAACATATGTTCTTTTTTGCTTAAAAAATTTTAGAGAGCTGCATAACAATAGATGCGAGCTTTTAATAATTCTTTCACAAGTGGTTCGAAGCGAACGCTTAAATTGTTATCTTCTATAAATTTCATGTAATTGATATTGTGTGGTTCTAATTCAGACTTTGCAATATATCTATCTAATAATTTTTCAATCATGAAGCGATCAGCCTCATATTCCATTTTTGAATGGAGAGAGAATGCTAAATTATATAAAAAATAATTATCATGATGTTTAGAAGCGTGTCCTAATTCATGTAATAAGGTTCTTTGTCTTCTATACTTAGATAAATTAGCTTTTATTACTATGGTATTCATACAAGCAACATAATGGCCATCGGCATCAAGGTTTTCACGCTCTTCTACCTTAACGCCGAGTTCATTAATTATCATTTCAATTTGACTGTCCAAATGACTCACCTACTTATTTAGTTATCTTTTTTCTCTAAATATGCTTCAATCATAGCTGATAGTATTTCCCTATCATTATCGGTGAGCGGTTTTCCGTCGCTACTCATAACAGATGCTAAAGCTTCTTCCACGGTTAGTTTTCTTTCCTCTGGTGCAACTCCCGCGTTAGGATCATCTGTGCGTCCTAGCAAATAATCTGTTGAAACATGGAAATAGTCAGCAACTGCATTTAGTTTATCAATGGATGGCTTACTCTTTTTCCACGCATAAAGTGAATTTTTACTAAAATTAAGTTTTTCTTCCAATTCGACAATAGATATTTTGCGTTTATCTGCTAACATTTTTACTCTCTCAAATGTTGTCATAATAATGATTCTCCGATCATGCCTAAAACACATCTTAAAAACTTTGTAGATAATCGTTGACATCTACAAAACTTTATAGTAATATATGTTCGTAAGCTAATTTAATAAGCTAACAAGCAATAAGAAAGACACCTAATAAAGTAAACAAATTCAAGGTCGGGAAACTTAGAATGTTAATTTATAGGGTAATTCTGTGCTTATTTAACTATGCACTTATTCTACAAAACTTTTTAGAAACTGTCAATAAAATTAGCTAATTTTATTAGCTTACATATTTAAAGAAAAGGAGGAAAAATCATGAAACAAAATAAAAAAACTCCTTCCGCAAAAGGAGCTTTAATAACTTTAAATTTTAAAGACCAAAAGTTTAGTGCTGTTGTTGATGAAATTCATCCACAAGAGCATCAAAAAAATTCTTTTGCAACTGGCGAGAAAAAGACTCAGAAACATTCCGAGAAAATTCTTCGAATAACTCAATTTCTGTTGGAAAAGATTCGTCATTTTGGAAATCTATTTTGAATTCTTTATTAACAGTCTTGAATACGGTTTGTTTGAATAAGGCATCGACATCCATATTAAATTCTTCCATACTATTTTCACCTCGCTTTCTATTCAAAATTATACCAAAGAAAGGAATGAGCAAATGTCTTTTGAGTATCCAAAACCAAGTCATAAAGTCGTTGAAACAGAAAAGGCTGTTTACATTGATGGATTTAAGTTGGAGTTTGTAATTGAAGATTCTGTAAAAATAGAAGAACTATCACCTGAACAAGTGATAGTCAACTTAAGTTTTGTTGCGGCTTCTTACGAAAAACAAAGTACAGAAAATTAATTACAGCTTTTGAAATCGAAGTTGGGTCTAATGGTATTCCGTTATCCCTAACGTATTCAACAAATTGACTAGATTTATTGTTTGTATTCAATAGAAACTTTCGTACTTCTGTAGTCATTCCATCAAACATGTAAATAGGACCAGATTTTGTAGTAATCTTTTTGCCTTTAATCAAACCGTCTGAAAGTAAATTATCTACGGTATCTAGCGTAAATTTAGATAGCTCTTTAGGAGGAAAACCATTCTTCAATCTTGATTGGATGAAATCTGTATCATGAAGCTCTGAAAATAAATCAAACATATCTTTAGGATTATTTTTTTCAAACACATTTATTATAACTGAATAAATTTCAAAGTATTCTTTCGTATCCATTTTTATCACCTCACTTTCACAAGTGAATTATATCAAAGAAAGGAATGAAAAAATGAACACACCACAAATTTTTAATTTTGAACAAAACGAAGTTCGGACCATTTTAGTAAATGATGAACCATATTTTGTAGGTAAAGACATTGCGAGTGTTTTAGGTTATTCAAACACTAAAGATGCTTTGTCGCGGCATGTAGATTTGGAAGATAAGATGGGGTCGCGAATCACGACCTCAGGTCAATCAAGAGAGATGACGATCATCAACGAGTCAGGCCTTTATAGTTTAATCTTAAAATCAAAACTTCCTTCTGCCAAAAAATTCAAACGATGGGTAACAAGTGAAGTGTTGCCAGCAATTAGAAAACATGGAGGTTATCTAACTCCAGAAAAAGTAGAAGAAGCTTTGCTTAATCCAGATACAATCATCCAATTAGCAACTAAGTTGAAAGAAGAACGTACTGGAAGACTAATCGCAGAACAAAAAATTGCAGAATACGAACCCAAAATTTCGTATTTAGATAGCATATTATCTTCTACAGATTCAGTAACAATTAGTCAGATTGCAGCAGATTATGGGATGTCTCCACAACAGATGAATAAATTACTTCATAAACTAGGTATTCAGAAAAAAGTAGGCAATCAATGGTTATTATGTAAGAAACATATGAGACAAGGATATACAAAATCTCATACAACTGAGATTCCGAAATCTGATGGCGGAACAAAAGTTGTGATGAATACTAAATGGACTCAAAAAGGACGTTTGTTCATTTATGAGTCGCTAAAAAAAGAAGGATATATTCCAGAAATTGATCTATTAGAGGAGAGATAGTTATGTCGCAGGACTTCATTTTAAAAGTGCGTGTGGCGCTAGCTACGCATGACAAGAGTCAAGCTTGGTTAGCTGAAAAGCTTGGTATTTCAACAGCATACATGTCGGATATTATGAATGGACGTAGAAAGCCAGATAAACAAATCAAGCCAATTGAGGCAGTGCTAGCAGAATTAGAAAAGGAGAAAAATTATGCAAATAACAATTCCAGATAATTTAGTAGTTTCCGAATTAACTACACAAATCACGAATGCAGTGCTTAATTCTTTGGAAGAACGATTACACCTTATGAATAAATCAGTGGAGCTTCCTCCATATCCAAACAAATCAGAGGTAAAAAAAGTTTTAGGCATTGGTGATGACAAATTAGCACATTGGATAAACCTAGGCTTAAAAACACAGCAGTGGAGTAAGTTAGACATCAGAATTGAACGATCAGAACTCCAAAGATTTTTGAAAGAAAACTTTGAGTTCTAAAGGCAAAGGAGAATGATTTTATGTCCTACACATTGCAATAAGAACATCAAATTCTCCGTTTGATTAAACAACGCAGGAAACAATTACAAGATGATCGTGAAGCGCTTAGAAAAGCCGATGAGCTATCAGATAGACAAGCTGAACTAATCGCTTCTGAACTTGAGGATTTGAGAATGCTAGAAATAAAAAATAGGGAGATTAGATTATGAAGAAGACAGACACACTTTTTATAGGATTCATCCTAGGGCTATTAGTGATAGTAGCACACCAAAGTATTATCGGGGGAAGTTTGTTCGCAGCATTGATGGTTTTAATCAATCTGCTTGATTCAAAAGAAAGGAGCAACTATGGCACGAGAAGAAGCGCTAAAAATCGGTAAAGTGATTGCTGATAATTGGTGGACCAATAACCGTCCTATTATTTTAAGCAAGCAGCATATCGAAAAGCAAAAAGCATGGCAACAAATAAAAAAGTGACTCCGCCGGCAAGCATAGAGTCACAAAGAAAATACATCTAAGGAGATGTTACCACATGGAAAAAGAACTTTCCACTCTAGATCAATATTTGACTGATCCTAGTTGGGGCAAATCGAATATCAAGGAAACAAGCAATCGAAAAATCAGACGTAATCTTTTGACGGATGAAGAACTAGCATGTGATCAAGACGATTTGGGAAATTTTGTGAGTATTTGGGATCATGTCTATCTTATCCATTTATCGAGGAAGTCCAAAAAACCTGAATATATCTATGTCATCGAAGATGGCTTGATTGATGCGCTAGAAGAGTATGACAGAGATAACTTGATCGATATCTCTTATTACGGACCAGGTAAGAAATACATTGCTGAAATGGAGGCAGAATTTGATGAGTGAAGGAACGAAACGCAACGATAACAAATTATTCAATAGTCTGTACAAGATAACCGTCAATGATGTTGTTGAAAAAAGAAACAAACTAACTTATCTGTCCTGGGCATGGGCATGGGCAGAAGTCAGCAAAATCTGCGAAGAAGTAGACTACGAAATCTATCGTGATCCAGAAACGCATCGTCCATACCTCTTTGATGAAAAAACAGGCTATATGGTTTTTACCAGTATCACAGTCAACGGAGTAAAGCGTGACATGTGGTTACCAGTCATGGATGGTGCAAACAAGGCAATGAAAGATGAGCCATATACCTACGAAGTCAATGATTATCAGTGGAATAACGAAACGAAGAAAAAAGAGATTGTTGGAAAAATCGAAAAGCGAGTTGAAGCAGCAACTATGTTTGATATCAATAAAACAATCATGCGCTGTCTTGTAAAAAATCTAGCAATGTTTGGGCTAGGGCTATATATATTTGCTGGCGAAGATATGCCAGAAGATGTCTCGATGCTTGAACCAGCTACTCAAAGAAGCAAAAAGCTATTCTTGGATGCTTTACAACTGGTTGCTAACAAGTACGAAAAATCAATTGATGAAGCAATTGTTGCATTGACTGATGCGGCTTCTATAACCGCTGATGACAGTAAATGGACCAAGAGAGACTTGGGCATTCTAAAACGAGGCGTTAATTGGCTTGAAGATCAGTACAGAGAAGAAACAAAAGAGAAGTGATATGAGTGTTTAAACCATTAATCGATTCATATTCAGCGGTTCTGAAAAAGTTCAAAGGAAAAGACATAGGTGCAACGATCAATGAAGAAGTGAACATTGATCGACTAAAGACGATGTATGACGGCTACGATGGCGATCGAGTCATTGAAATTCGTTTTATTGATCCTAGACGTTTCACCGTACAGCAACGAAACTTCATCTATGCGCTGATAGGCGATATTTTTATCGATACAGGAATGCCAACGGACTTCTGGAAGGAATTCTTCTACTTCCGTTTTGAAGGCGTCACAGGGCGCAAAATAAGCCTGAAAGATGAATCGAATACAACTGTGAGTGATGCCAACGTCTTAGCAAATATCATCTTAGATTTCATCTTTGAACATCATATTCCTTTCAAAGAAGGTTATGAGATTTTACCAGCGAATCAAGAATATTACTTCTACAAATGCATCACAAAAAGAGTCTGCTGTATCTGTGGTAAAACAGGAGCCGATATTGATCACTTTGACAAAGCGTTAGGGAGACGAAAGCGCAAAGAAGTTGATCATTCAGAGTACACATTTGCAGCACTCTGCAGAATCCATCACACAGAGAAGCATAAAATAGGTGTGATTAATTTCAAAAATAAATATCAAATCAAAGGGATCAAATTAAACCAGGAAACAATCAAAAAGTTAAATATTGGAGGGTAAAAATGACAGAACATCGAAGTTATTATGCGATTATACCAGCCAACGTAAGGTACGACAAAAGACTTAAACCAAATACTAAGTTGTTATACGGAGAGATAACGGCCTTGTGTAATGAAAGAGGCTTTTGTTGGGCAGGCAATGAGTACTTTGCAGATTTATATGGTGTGAATAAAGAGACCATATCGAGATGGGTAAGTGATTTGATTAAGTTTGGATACTTGAATCGGGAAATCATTTACAAAGAGGGTACCAATCAAATAATCAATAGGTACCTACGAATTAATCAATACCCTATTGACGAAAAACGCAATACCTCTATTGACGAAAAAGTCAAAGATAATAATACATCTATTAATAATACATTTAATAATACAAAAGAATATATAAGAGACTTACCGCCTTCGAAAAAATCGAAGGCTAAGCCCATCCGTCATAAATACGGAGAGTATAAAAATGTTCTTTTGTCAGATGAGCAGATGGAGAAACTCAAAATAGAATTCCCTAATGACTATCAAGAACGAATAGAACGGCTATCTGAGTATTGTGAATCATCTGGTAAGACTTATAAAAACTATTTGGCAACTATTCGAAGCTGGGCAAGAAAAGAAAAAAATGAATCTAAGAGCGCAAGCAGTGGATACAAGCGCACAGGGAGACGAGAGAAGCTTCCTGAATGGGCAATCGACCAAGAAGCCTATCTTAAGAAAAAAGCGCTAGAACGAGCTAATAGACAATCAAAAGCACCATTCTAAGAGGTGGAAAATTGAAAATCGATTATCTAGAACTAATTAATGAAATAGCAAAGTATAAAACTGGTGAGGAAATAGAAATCCTGAGAGACGTATATGATCAACTCGAAGAAGCTGGAATCGAAGGAATTAAGAATGATCGTTCGAGTTGTAGTAAGCTCAGATACTATTTCGCACTCTATATCGATACAACACAATTAAGAAATTTAGCATATACCAAATTACTATTTGTTGATTGTGTTAAAGGCTTGCGAAAACATCTTAATGAACTTGAGCAGGTGTAAACAAGATGGACCTAAAGACATTTACAGCACAGATCGAATTAATGCATCAAGAAGCTTTAAGACAAAGTGTGTCGTACGAAGACAAGTGGCTCAACACGTTTCATGGCAGACGTGAGAGCGCACTTGATCAAGTACTCAAATTACTGAAAGGAGAATGTCGGGATGGATAAGAAAGCGGCAATGCAGCGAATTATCGAATTGACTTATTCAGAAGATTGGCAAAATGAAAAAGAAGCTGCTTCAGAAGTGATGAGGCTTGGAAGAGCGATGTGGGCAGACAAGAGCAACAAGCCAAGACCACGAAAAATCGCAATTTGGCACGGTGACAAACTTCTAGTGACAGGGACAGCTGAACAGTTAGCAAGTCTCACAGGCTTGCACGAGAAAATCGTGAGAAAAAGAGCTAGGTGTGGATACACAGACGTTAAGAAGAGAACGTTTAGATACGTGGAGGGATCGTCATGACAACAGAAGAAGTGATTCAAATGCGTATTCGAAACATTCAGCGTGAAATTGACGATCTAGAACGAACAAAGGCAGTGATGGTCAATGAAACGGCGAGAAAGGCAATCGATTTGCACATAGAGAATTTAAGAAGGGAAATTCGTAGATTGGAGGAATAAACGTGGATAAGAAAGCAGCAATGAAACGAATTGCTGAATTAACCAAGTCAGAATCTTGGCAAGAAGACAAAGAAATAGTTGCAGAAGTCCAAAAGCTCGGCAAATCAATGTGGACTGAAAAGCCCAAACGGAGAACACCGAGAAAAATTGCAATCTGGCATGGTGATCGAATTCTAGTAACAGGTACTGCTGAACAGTTATCTGAAATTACTGGTCTGAGCAAAAACATTATTTGGGATAGAGCTAGGAGCTTGTGGATTGATTCAAAAGGACGACAGTTTAGGTATGTGGAGGAGAAATAATGTTAGATATGAAAATCGAAGATTATCGAATTACCAGTGATTCTAGAAATATTGTCTTATCGAAGGTAAGACGAGATGAGGAAGGAAACATTCGCTACACCGAAGCAAAAGAAGAATCACGAGCAGATATCGGATACTTCCAAACTGTCTCATCGTGTTTAAAGGCGATACAACGCGATTACGTGTTAAGTGAAGAAAGAACGATAAAAAGTATTATCGAGTACAAAAAAGCGTTAGAAAACATCACTAGACAGTTTGAACAGGCATGTGAGATTGAGGAGGAGAAATAATGAAGAAAATATCAATTGTAACACTACAAGAAATTATAAATGAAAGTAAAAATGATTTGACTGTAGATGAATTACTAGCTAGAGCCAATATCGAAGAAGATGATATCGATTGGGAAGATTACGAAGTGTTACGAGAATGGACAAGCGTGTTAGTTAACGAAGCACTAGATGCAATATTGATGAGAAGTGCGTTTTGTGCTGAGGAGGATAGCGAATGATACCGAAGTTTAGAGCTTATTCAACAGAAGAGAATGAAATGTACTATCCGCATAATGACAAAAACGTAGACTGGACAATAGATGATGAAACAGGCTTTATTGCTCCTCTAGTAAATTTAGGAAGCGGCATGTGGGGAATGATTGACAAGTACGAACTCATGCAGTCCACAGGGCTGAAAGATAAGAATGGCGTAGAAATATTTGAAGGGGATGTAGTATTAGTCAGCGTACAAAACGGATTCGATTACTTAGATAATAAAGTTTGTGTTGTCAAAAATTCAATAGGACATTCGGGATTAGTGTGTGCCACTGTTGATGAAGATTTAGAGTATCGAATTTTTAACACAGAGCTGTTTGAAGAATACATGTACGAAGTCATCGGAAATATATACGAGAATAGCGAGTTATTGGAGGAACAGTAATGAAAGACTGGTTAGAAGAAGCAAGCGTCTTAGTTGGCTGTTTCATAAACTGTGCGTTTATATCTGTAATTATTGCACTGGTGGGATTTGTATCATTGAAAGTGATTATATTGCTTTGGCAGTTAATTTTTTAGGAGGACAGCGATGAATAAACAAGAATTGATTAATGAATTTGCTAAATATGTAAAGAGTTATGAGAACGCTATGGATGAGCATGGTCAAGGAAGGTACGGCGCTTATGAAGTATCTTTAAAGTTGGTGAAAAGACTAAATGAATCAAAAATTACAGACGAACAAGCTTGGAATAAGGTAGCTGAGGCTTATCCTGAATCGGCACAAAGCTTGAGAAACACTTTAGATAATGCTGTATTTGGTAAGACTGGTGAACCGCAGAAACACGTTATGCCGAAGTTTGTGGCGGATTGGTTTGAGGATAACAAACATGCATTAGATTTAGCGATTTTTACGAAAATCAGAGAATTGGACGGTAAAAGATACCCACACGAGACAGATTTTGAAAATTGGCTTGATAATGCTGAAAACAATCCAATCGAAACCCTCATCCGCATGAAAGACGGCTACGAGGTCGAGAAAGAACCGTTGTATTATGTGAGACTACCATATGAAGTTTGGGATGAAGAGGCAGCGGAGCTTAAAACAGAGTATTTGTATCTACATTATGAGATCACAAGTGATGAAACTAGAATATTTCCTACAAAAGAACCTAGAAAAGGTTTTGTCGCAAAATTAGATGAACTTACGATTAAATCAGCAGATGAAAACTACTGGCCGTTTGCTGTGCCAGTCGAGAAAGTGTAGGTTCAATCGGATGATCAAAAAAATAAAAACTTTGATCGATGGTTTTCTGCTAGAAAGAAAACTCGTTAAGGTTAGAGAATTAATAAAGATTCATATAGATAGCGGTGAACGTTCAATGTATTGGGTCGCCACTGATAGCGAAAAGCAGAATGTTATGAACATGATCAGATTTTTTGAGATTGCATTCGAAGATGGATATTTTGCGACTGGTGAGTATTTTGATGCTTCTTCATGGATGTCTTCGAATCCAGAAGAAGTGTGGCAAATTTATTTGGAAATGAAAGAGGTGGCGGAAGGATGAGCAGACATCTAATGCTCCATATACCAGACGGAACAAAGGCAATTGCAATTAGTATTGTTGCTGAACGAAAAGATGGTGGTTTGGCATTGACCACAAAAGGTATTGATACCAAACAGATTTTAGAAGGCAGAGATGTCGAGATAGAGATCAATGAGGAGGAAGCGGAATGAAACTAAAAGACGGATTTTACGCTAGCAGTCACGGTATCGGCGGTTTAATGCTAGATATGCCGACAAAGAATCCTAAAACACGTAAGAAACCAAAATTCAAAGTCGGTGACATGGTTCGCTGTGAAGCAGAAGGGTTCATCTATCCATTTCGTGGATATGTAGAACACGTCTATAATCACTCAGCGATCATTCGCATTGAAAACACGATGGAATGTGACAAGCGGTTAGCGAAAAGCAAAGAGAATTTAGCAGTGGTGAGATTGGTGGATATGGAGGTTATAAACAATGAAATTTAAAATCTTTGAAGAGGACACTCGCTATAAATTAGAAAAAGAATTAAACGATTTTGCGAAAAACAATGAGATTCAGCATATATCTTTAGCAACCTCTAAGAGATGTTATGCAAATTACTATGCAGCTGTTGTGAGCTATGTAAGTCGAGAAGTGTAACTCGGCAAATAAAAAAGCCGGATCGCTCCGACTGATTCAATAAATCCAACACATTTATTATATCACATAAAGGAGCGGTTTGACTTGATGCAATTGTTACGAGAGGTAGATTTCAAACAGACAAGATGTAATGCGAGAGATGTGCTGAAGAACTTTCGGCGTTTGGAGCGGATGGCAGGTCGCTCTTTGATAGATATTAAGTCGCCGATTATTACGGATATGCCGAAGGCACCGAAACACGGCAATAAGGCAGAAGATGCGATCATTCAGATGATGGATATAGAAGCGGAGAGAGATGCGATTTTAGCGGCTTTGATGGCTCTTAGTCTGATTAGCCGTCAGATACTCTACTACAGCTTCTGTGTGCCAGATAGCTTCTCAAACTACAGAATTAGCCGTGAAGTGGGTTATTCAGAAAGAAGTATACAACGGATGAAGTCGGAAGCTCTAATAGAGTTTGCAGAAGCATATAAACACGGAAGAATAATTGCTTATAAATAATTTGGCGGTTTTTTGGCGGAATGATGGCGGTTTTTAGCTATTTACCAGTGATATTATGGTAGTGTCGAAAGATTAGTGATAGGTCTGAGACAAAATAAAATGTAAGGGAGGAAACCTCCCTTATCGTTGCTAACTTCTTCTTTGAATAGAGAGCAATCGGAAAAACTACTCACATATTTTTTCTCTATACGATCGCTGTTTATTTTAAAATTGTTAATAAACAGGCAACAGCTACAAATAAACCAAATCAAAAATAGTTCATTTCTTCTTATGAAGTTGTTGTCTGTTCTTTAATTAAACATAGAGGACGTAATATCAGGGTTTCATCATTAATGAAAGGCAATTTAATAGATTCGTCTAAGGTTTTAAAATCCCAAGTGGTTAAGTAATTAGGCATTCTTAAACTAATTGCTTCATCAAATTTAGATAGTTCCAGTAACTTATCCATTAGAACGTGTGGGCGTTCTGCCATATTCAATTTAGGTGAATAGCCACCGCTAACTAGGTCGCTGAAGTATTGAGATACAGCATGATCTACATATGCATATAACTCATCTATATATGCAGCTTTATTTGATTCTTCATCACGGAAATACTCATTGTTGAAGAAATATTCATTTATAATTGGATTAGAGCTGGTCTTGTATAGAACGTTAGTAGCTGTTGCGGGGCCAAATCTTGTATCCCAAATAATTTCAAACGGAATAAAGTCTTCGTTTGCTCGTTTAGCGAGTCTATTGAAAGTAAAAACTGCATGTTCAAATGCTTGTATTTCATGTTTGTTCATGTAAAAACACTCCTAAGGATTAATTTCAACGCTCTCTATCGTTGATAATATTTATTATACAACAAGTAATCGTTTTCACAAGTTGTTTTTTGATTACTGTGGTGGAATAGGTAAACGCACTTGACTTCCAAAAGAAACCAGTTAAGGGCGGAACGTAAGTTCAAATTAGGGTAGGTATCATGCAAGGTTTGTCTCCTTGCCAGTGACTTTGGTTTACGGTAATCTATAACTGCCTGTCAGTAAAACCGCTAGCAACCGAGGGATGTGGCAGTGGTTAGGTGCAGGAAGTATCAGACTTGTCTGCGTGTAGGTTGCTATTACATATTAGATCACTCGTTGAGTGGTCTTTTTATTTTATTTAAAAGGAGAATAATTATATGAAACAATATACTACTAAAGATTTCGAGGAAATGAAGCAACTAAAGAAGGAATATGAAGAAGTTGGTATGGAGCTAACTGTTGGAGTCATTCAACGAAGACTGCGGGTCGGATTAGAGACAGCAAAGGCTATTTACAATGATCTAAATGCTATTGAAGAGAAGAATGGCTAATGAGAAACTACTGGTATGTATCACTAACGAATAGGTATCCACAACCCAACACAGATGATCCAATCAGAGTGGTTCAGTCAGTCCAGATTAAAAAGAAATACTCCATCATTGAAATGACCAGAGAAGCTACACCGAAAGAGATTGATAAGTACAATCTTCGTTACTGTGGCCATGGATGTTTTAGTGAGCAGAACATACAGACAAATATAAAAAATATCATTAACATATAACAAAGGTGGTGATGGAAAATGAGTAAGTTGAATCCTAAGCAACAAGCCTTTGCTGATGAGTACATCATCACGGGCAATGCTTATCAGTCAGCGCTGAAAGCTGGCTATAAAGAAAACTACGCTAAGAACGCACAAGAAAAATTGGTGGAAAAAGGTGGAAAAGTATCCGACTACATTCAAGAGAAGCTAAAAGAAGTTCAAACTAAGAGGCATTTAACAATGGAAGAAGCTTTGGCTATTACTGCTTCTATTGCAAAAGGAGAACCACAACGCTTTGAAGTTGTTAAGAGAGATCCTTATACAAACGAAATCATAGAACGTGAAGTGAGTGAATATTCAGCAGGTTTCAAAGAACGTAACCAAGCACTTGAGCATTATTATAAAATAAACGCAGCATTTGTAGATAAGCAGAAAGTTGAAATTTCTGAAATACCTACTTTCATTGATGATATAAGTAGTGATGATGATGGCTAAAAAACTATCTGAATTTCTTCCGCCGAAGTTTCATTCAGTATGGAGAGCGACTTTAAATCAAGACATTCTTAATATAGTTTGTAAAGGTGGCCGGGGGTCAGGAAAATCATCAGATATAGCGCATATCGTTACTCAGTTACTTATGCGTTACGCTGTGAATGCTGTAGGTATACGTTATGTTGATAATACACTTGAGCAATCTATTTACGAGCAAATGAAATGGGCAATTGAGAAGCAGGGAGTATCGCGCCTATTTAAGTTTAATAAGTCACCACTTAAAATTACCTATCTTCCAAGAGGAAATTATATGATATTTCGCGGTGCTCAAAACCCAGAACGAATCAAGTCTTTAAAAGATAGCAAGTTCCCATTTGCTATAGGTTGGATTGAAGAATTAGCAGAATTTAAAACAGAAGATGAAGTCACGACTATCACGAACTCCCTTTTACGTGGAGAGTTAGATGATGGTCTTTTTTATAAGTTTTTTTACAGCTACAACCCACCTAAGAGAAAACAATCTTGGGTAAATAAAAAATATGAGACTTCTTTTCAACCGGACAATACTTTTATTCATCACTCGACCTATCGAGATAATCCATTCATCTCTAAGGAATTTCTGAAAGAAGTTGAGGCAACTAGAGAAAGGAATCCAAGAAGGGCTGAGTGGGAATATGATGGAAAAGCTGTGGGGTCAGGAGTTGTACCTTTTGATAATCTACAAGTTAAGAAAGGTTCTATTACAGATGAAATGATCTCTAACTTTGATAACATCCGCAACGGTTTGGACTATGGATATGCAACGGATCCTTTAGCGTTCGTCAGATGGCATTATGACAAAAAGAAAAACGGTATTTATGCAATCGATGAAATTTACGGCGTGAAGATCAGCAATAGAGAATTTGCAAACAAAGCTAAATCTAAAGGTTACCAAAATGAGGAGATATTTTCAGATAGCGCAGAGCCAAAGAGTAATGCTGAATTAGTTAATGAACATGGCATGAAAGGAATAAAAGGCGTGAAAAAAGGACCTGATTCTGTTGAGTACGGTGAACAGTGGCTAGATGATTTGGCTTTTATTTGTATTGATCCACTACGCACTCCGAATATTGCTAAGGAATTCGAGAACATCGACTATCAAACAGATCGTGATGGAAATCCTAAGCCAAGGTTAGAGGATAAAGACAACCATACGATTGATGCGACAAGATACGCCTTCAACGAAGACATGTGGGCCAAAAAGAAATCAACCGTTACTAAAGAGCAGCGGAACAAAATCAAGAGGATGTTTTAAGGAGAGTGAACAATGGATAAGGTAAATGAGTTTGAACATGGATCTGATATACATTATTCTAACGACGTGAACACAAATTATGTAAAGTTTAGCGTAGATTCCAATCTTCACTATAGATTTAGCTCAGCAGAAGATTTACTTAACGATTTAGATACTTTAGCAGCAATGATAAAACATCATCATGAATATCAGGTAAAAAGGCTAAGTGTATTAGATGATTATTACAAAGCTAGAAATACAAATATCATGGATAACCGTAGACGTAGAGAAAAGGAAAAAGCGGATCATCGATCAGCACATAACTTTGGAAAAGTTCTTTGTACGTTTGATGTTGGGTACAACACAGGCAATCCTATAAAAGTGCAAATCGAGGACACAAATCAACAAAAAGAAATCGAAGAGTTTAATACTAATAATGACATAGATGGGTTAAATGCTGAACTCTGGCTTGATATGGATAAGTATGGGAGAGCCTATGAGATTATCTATCGAGATTCAGATGATACAGATTATGTTGATTTGGCTAATGTATTTGAAACGTTTGTTGTATATGATACTACAGTAAAACGAGAGCCTATTTTGGCTGTACGGTATCCTAAGACAAGATTCAGCAAGGATGCTGATAAACAGTACATTCAACCAATCGTATACACAAAAGAAAAAAGTATCACTTATGATGAGACGACACTAACAGCAATTGAGTTAAAAAATCCCCAGGATGAACCGCATGAATATAAAGAGGTACCTATTACAGAGTATTCTCCTAATCGTTTTCGGATGGGCTTGTATGAAGATGTACTATCTTTGATTGATCTATACGATGCAGGGCAGTCTGATACCGCCAACTATATGACTGATCTAAACGATGCTCTTCTAGTTATTAGTGGTGATATTGAAGCAGCAGGACTATCCACAGAGGACGCCATCAAGCAGAAAGAAGCGAATATGCTTTTGCTTGAATCTGGAACTGATGTGAACGGTAATAAAACAAGTGTGACTGCAGGATATATTTACAAACAATATGATGTGAACGGTGTAGAAGCATACAAAGACAGAGTACGCAAGGATATCCACGAAATCTCAATGGTTCCTGATCTTACTGATGACAATTTTTCCGGAGTGCAATCAGGAGAAGCGATGAAATATAAATTATTTGGATTTGAACAAATGACGGCAACAAAGCAAAGGCTATTCAAAAAGGGTCTTATGCGGCGTTATCGTCTTTTATTTAGCCTAAAATCAAGTATTTCTGAAATGGATAACTCCGATTTGAAAGGCTTACGTGTAATATTTACGCCTAATCTACCTAAAGCCATTCTGGAAGAGTTGAAATCTTTGGTTGATGCTGGAGCTGAACTCAGTCAAGAGACGATCTTAGGACTCGCTTCTTTTGTTCCAGATGTACAGGCAGAGTTGAAACGAGTAAATAAAGAAACGCAAAAGCAGATTGGCATTTTTGATTCAGATGGTGAAGAAGTAATTAACAACAAAAAAGATGAAACAGGGGAGTGATTAAATGAACTCCCAAGAATATTGGATCAAACGGGAAAAGGAATGGCAAAAGCAACAAATTAAAGATGATAAAAAGCGCATGGCAGAAATTAAAAGTCGCATGCAATACGCACAAGATGCGATACAAAAAGAAATAGATGCGCAGTGGGACAGTTTCTCCAATGGTCAGAAAATCACTCGTAGCGAAGCGATGAAGCGTGCTAGTGAAATGGATGTCAAAGCATTCGCTCGCAAAGCAAAGAAGTATGTCGAAGAGAAAGATTTTTCTCCTACAGCAAACCAAGAATTAAAGCTATACAATCTTACGATGCGTGTAAATAGATTAGAGCTCTTAAAAGCTAATATCGGGCTTGAATTGATTTCACTGTTTAATGAATTGGATAAGTACTTTTCGAATGAATTAACAAAAGCTGGTTTAGCTGAATTGAAGAGACAAGCCGGTATTTTAGAAATGACTATTACTTCAAGTGGATATGCAAAGCTGATAGAACTAGTAATAAACAGCTCCTTTTTGAGTGATGACGTGTCTTTTAGTGATCGCTTATGGATGTATCAATCTGAATTGAAATCAGAATTAGATAGGTTGTTACTGAGAAGTATAACGATGGGGAAAAATCCCAAGCAACTTGCATCTAAATTGGCAGAATATTTAACAGCTGAAGGACGAGAAAACACTAAGTTCAACACTCAACGTTTGATGGTGACTGAAACGACTAGAGTTCAGGTAGGAATCCAAGAACGAAGTTACAGAGATGCAGGCATTACCCAGTACATCTATATAGCAGAACCAACGGCGTGCAAACTATGTATACCGTTAAATAATCAAGTTTTTGATGTTGCCGATATGCAGCCAGGAAGTAACGCTCCTAACATGCATCCATTTTGTCGATGCAGTACAGCGCCATATATAGAACGAATAACAAGTCGTTAATACGAATTAACGGCTTTTTATTGTGCCTTCTTACAGCTTACAGGCGTTAAAGAGAAAGCTATTTTCGGCTGACCGGCGTAACTGGTCAAATTTATCGGGTAGCGGCGTAACCGTGGAGGATTAATCATGAAAAAACGTTTATTTATGCCAATGAACTTACAATTTTTTTCTGAACCAGGAGATGGTGGATCTGGTGATGAGGGACAACAAGGAAACCTACCAGCTGGCTCACAAGAGACACCGACCAAAGCAAAAGAAGAAAACAATACTGGCAAAACATTTTCTCGTGATGAAGTAGCGAAAATGATCGCTGCTGAGACGAATAAAGCAAAAGCAGCGTGGGAAAAAGAACTAGAAGCAAAAAAAGAAGAAGCTAAAAAGCTGGCAAAAATGAATGCGGAAGAAAAACTACAGCATGAGTTGGAACAAAAAGAAGCTGAAATCGCTGAATTAAAGCGTGGACAGGCACTATCTGAAATGACGAAAGAAGCTTCTAAAATGCTGACAGATGCAAATTTACCACACGATGATGATTTACTTGGTCTGATTGTTTCTGATGATGCAGATGCCACAAAACAAGCTGTAGCAGTCATCACTAACTTTGCTTCTTTGATTAAGAGAGAAAACGCAAGACAAACACCACCAAATGAAGGTGGACAATTTACAGCATCGAAAAATACTAAAGAAACAGTGGCTAAACTAGCTGCTAAAAGTCGAATTATCAAATAGGAGGAAAACTTAATGAAAAAGAAACAACTTTTACCAATGAACTTGCAAATGTTTGCTCAAACATGGGATCCAGATAATGTCTTGGTATATGAAACGAAAGAGGGAAAAATTCCTGATAAATATAATACACTCATTTTGAGTGAAGTTATGGAAAATTCTAAGATCATGCAGTTAGCAAAATACGAAGAAATGACTGACAAAGAAAAGAAATTTGAATACTTTGCAGAAGGACCAGGCGCATACTGGGTGGGCGAAGGTGAAAAAATTAAAACGTCTAAACCTAAATGGATGCAAGCTACGATGACTGCAAAAAAACTCGGTGTCATTCTTCCGGTTTCTCGTGAATATTTAAATTATAAATTATCAGATTTCTTTGAGGAGATGCAGCCAAAAATTGCTGAAGCTTTCTATAAAAAATTTGATGCAGCTGCCTTATTAAATAAAGAAAATCCATTTCCTCAGTCACTAGACGAATCAGTTATTAGTGCGGGGAATGTGGTTGAAGGCGGATTGACTTATGATAATATCCTAGCCTTAGAAGACAAGTTAGCAGAAAATGAATTCGAACCTAATGCGTTTATTTCAAACCGAAAAAATCGTACAGAATTACGTTCTGCAGCTCAAACAGTCGGGTCAAATGTTGAGTTTATTTATGATCGCTCTGCTAATACAATTGACGGATTACCAGTAGTAGACCTTAAGTCTTTAGATAAAGGGACTCTTTACGCTGGAGACTTCAACTACATGTTTTATGGGATCCCATATAATATTTCATTTAAGATTTCTGAAGAAGCCCAATTGTCTACTTTAACTAATGAAGATGGAACCCCAGTTAACTTGTTTGAGCAAGAACTGATTGCTTTGCGTGCAACAATGGATGTTGGATTTATGATTGTAAAAGATGAAGCATTTGGGAAGATTTCCCCAAAAGCGTAACGCCTGCTACCGGTATTGTGCCAAATCAAAAGACATGGACCGGTAAAGTAGGCGATACTAAAACATTTACTATTTCAGCTGTGCCTGCAGATGCTAGCGATGCAGCTGCTGTTGTTGCAGCTACTACAGCAACTTCAAGTGATGGAGCTATCGCAACAGTGACCAAAAATGAAAATGGTGGTTTTGATGGAACGATTGCAGCAGAAGGGTCAGCAACATTCGTATTTACTTCTGGAGAATTCACTACTTCAATCAATGTGACAGGTCAACCTGCTAGTTAGGAAGTAAAAATATGATGATTGCAGATGATATTAAAAAACTTCTTAAAGGAACACTAGATGAAAAGCTTGAAGTTATTGAGCGAAGAACGAATGAGCGTATGAAAATCTTGTTAAATACGCAAGAAGTTCCTAAAGAATTTGAAACAGTTGTATATGAAGTATCGTTGAAAAGATTCAATAGAATTGGTCAAGAAGGTATGCAGTCATATTCTCAAGAAGGTTTATCTATGGCTTTTCCTGATTCGGATTTTTCAGAGTATCAAAATGAGATTGACGAATTTAAGCGTAAAGATCAGGAAGAGTTGTACAAGCCAAAGCGAGGGAGGTTTAAATTTATATGAGATTTACAGATGAAATTATATTTGTTAAACGTTCATCTGACTCTAAATATGATCCAGATCTCGGTGAGTGGGTTGAAGGCAAACCAGAAAGAACAAGAACAGAGGCAAACGTGACAGATATTGGCACTGATAGAAGTGTGACTATTTTTGGTAGTGTGGAAGAAGGGGCGAAGGTCATTAGGACGCAGCCTCTTTTTTCTATCCCTACATTTGACTATATCGAGATTGAAGGAAAGACTTGGCAACAAAAAACAGCTAGAAAACCAGCATATAGAAATAGTTTAATTGTGCAAGAGGTGGTTCTTGATGAAGGCACAACTTGAATATAAAGGAATCGATCAGCTGATGCGACATCTGAAAAAAGCAGCAACGCTTAATGACGTTCAAAAAGTCGTAAAAAGTAATACTGCTGAAATGACTGAACGAATGCAAAAAGGTGCGCCAGTGGATACAGGTTACTTACGAAGATCAATAAACATGAATCTTTTAGAAGCTGGTTTAACTGGTATTGTAGGACCGACAGCAGATTATGCACCTTATGTAGAATATGGCACTCGATTTATGTCGGCACAGCCTTATGTTAGACCAGCGTTTAATTACCAAAAAGTCAAATTTATGGCTGAAATGAAAGCCTTGGTGAAATGATGATTAAGACAAGAGATCAGTCGATTTTTGATGAACTTTTTAAAATATCCCAAAACAAACTTGGATATAAAACATACGATTACAAAACTTTAGAGGATGTTGGTTATCCCTTTGTGGAATTTGAGAACACTCAGACCATCCATGAAGTAAATAAAACTGACATTAAAGGGTCTGTGATTGTGGTTTTATCCGTTTGGGGATTACAGAAGAAACGAAAGCAGGTGTCAGATATGGCATCTGCTCTTTTTAATGAAGCTAGATTGATAGAAGCCACAGAAGGCTATTATTGGGCTTTAAATTATCAAGCAAGTGGAATTCAAGTGATGGATGATACAACAACGAATACACCGCTAAAACGGGCGGTTGTCACACTTGAATTTAGAATTAGATAGGAGGAAGAACATGGAAGTATTAAAAGGTATTGATGTCATTTTGCTTTATCGCTTATTGAAAAAAGAAACTCAGGAAGCTGCTTGGAAAATGGCATTTCAAACAGAACACGAAAATGGTTTATCAAGAGATTCAGACTCTACAGTGACAAAAGACGGAAACGTTCAAAGTTTAAGCCCAGTTGAATATGATTTTTCGGCTACTTCAATAGTTGCCAAAGGCGATTCTCATGTAGATGAAATGAAACAAGCCTTATTAAATGGCGATATCATTGAAATTTGGGAAATCAACAAAGCAGAACAGGGCACAGATGATGATGCAAATAAGTACAAAGCTACTTATTACCAAGCATATGTGTCTGAATTTACTCCATCAGCTGCTGCAGAGGATAACGTTGAATTAAGTTTATCATTTGCAGTAAATGGTGTTGGTCAAGATGGTTATGCAACCTTGACAGAAGATCAAGCCGATGTTGTTCAATATGCATTCAAAGATACCGTGAAAGCAACTTCGACAGGAGCATAAGAGGGCTTAGATGCTCTCTTTTTTATTTTAGGAGGATGAAAAACATTGAAATTAAAAATTAAAGGTAAAGAATATTCGTTTAAATTTGGCACTAAATTTGTACGTGAATTAGACAAAGTGATGCCTTTCATCGATGGAAATATGGAATTCGGAATGGGACTCTCAGCAAAAGTCTTACCGGAATTACGTTCTTATAATGTCAACACGTTGTCACGAGTCTTAGAAATAGCAAATAGAACAGAAGAAGAAACTATTACGTTGGATGAAATGGATGATTACATCGATGAAGTTAAAGACATCGAAAAATTGTTTGATGAAGTCCTAAAAGAATTGGCGGAGTCGAACGCGGGAAAGTTAGCGGTCCGAAACCTGAATCAGAAATTGAAAGAAGCGGAAAAACAACAAGCGGAATAGATTCTGCACTGGCATACGAACAAATTCTTATCAATTCTTTTCGATATTTGGGAATGACCAATATCTCAGATATCGAAAGAATGACGTTATATGAATACAACATTCGTATGACTGCAGCCCAGTTATCTTGGCTTGACAAAGAAAAGTTGATTCACGAATTAGCGTGGGCAAATCAGCAAGTCCAAGCGGAGAAAAAAGTAGGCAAAAAGACAGTTCCTGTATATCGATCCTTTGAAGAATTCTTCAATTATCAAAAAATCGAAGATTCAATCATGGGAGTTTCCGAACTTTCAAAACAAGATAAAAAATTCCAAAGCTTACTAACTAAAGCTAACTCTTGAGGAAAGGAGGAAAATCATGGAACAATTTTCTGTTGAAGCCTTATTAAAAGCCACAGATAGTGGATTTGTAAAGACTTTTAAAGATGCACAAGATGCTGTTAAAACTTTTGAAAAGAATTCAAATAGTATGACAACCGCTGTTGGTAAAGTGATGCAAGGTACTGGTGCCGCAATGACAAAGTATATTACCACACCTCTTATAGGAGTAGGCGTAGCAGCTGCTAAAGTTGGTGGTGACTTTGAAGCACAAATGAGTCGTGTAAAAGCTATATCGGGAGCAACTGGCGACACATTCGAACAGATGAAACAGCAAGCGATTGATCTAGGAGCAAAAACTGCTTTTAGCGCAAAAGAATCAGCTGCTGGAATGGAAAACTTAGCTTCTGCTGGATTTAGCGCACAAGAAATCATGAAAGCAATGCCGGGTCTTTTAGACTTAGCAGCTGTATCTGGAGGGGATGTGGCTCTAGCTTCTGAAAATACTGCTACTGCTTTGAGAGGATTTGGTTTAGAAGCAAGTGAAGCAGGACATGTCGCTGATGTATTTGCTCGTGCTGCTGCGGATACCAATGCTGAAGTTGGAGACATGGGAGAAGCATTGAAGTATGTTGCTCCTGTAGCTAATTCAATGGGGATTTCTTTGGAAGAAACTGCAGCAGCTATTGGTATTATGAGTGACGCAGGCATTAAGGGTTCTCAAGCAGGTACAACGTTGCGAGGAGCATTGTCTAGGTTAGCAAGGCCGACAAAGGCTATGCAAGATACAATGGATAATTTAGGTGTTTCGTTTTATGATGCTGACGGTAAAATGAAACCTTTAAAAACTCAAGTAGAATTACTTAAAAAAGCTTTTGAAGGCCTGACGCCTGAACAACAACAAAATGCTTTAGTAACACTATATGGGCAAGAATCATTATCAGGGATGATGGCTTTGATTGATAAAGGACCTGATTCATTGGGCAAATTAACAAAATCTCTGAAAGATTCTGATGGTGCAGCTGACGATATGGCTCGGACCATGCAAGATAATATGAATTCTTCCATCGAGCAAATGTTTGGAGCTTTTGAGTCAGCAGCTATTGTAATTCAAAAGATTCTAGCACCATCCATCAAAAAAGTAGCAGATGCCATATCCGGCTTAGTGGAAAAATTTGTAAGTGCTCCAGAATCAACTCAAAAATTAGTAGTGGCCATAGGAGCAATCGCTATTGCAATTGGGCCAGTATTGTATGCATTAGGAATGCTGGTTAAAGCGTTTCAAACCATGAAAGTGGGGTTAGGTGTATTAGGTAACGGAATCTCTTTGTTCAAGAAATTAGGTTCCGCCATAGGTTTTCTTACCAGTCCAGTCGGATTGGTTATAGCTGCGGTAGCACTACTTGTTGTAGGTTTCATCTATCTTTGGAATACGAGTGAAGATTTTAGAAACTTTTGGATTGGCTTATGGGAGGGAATCAAGTCTGCTGTAAGCTCGGCAGTAGAATGGATTCAGAATGCATGGAAATCTACAGGAGAATGGTTTAACAATTTATGGAAGTCCATTAAAGAAGGCGCAGACAATGTTTGGACTACAATTCAAGAAGCTCCTGGGAAAGTGGCAGATTGGATCAAGAATAAATGGACTGAAACAAAAGAGTTCTTTTCAAATTTATGGTCAAGTATTGCAAACTCTGCTTCAGAGATGTGGAATAGTTTAAAAGAAGGTGTCATATCAGTTATTGATGATTTAGTTTCAAGTGCTGGTGAAAAATGGGAAGGGTTTAAAAATACTATATCTACTGCATGGAAAACAATTACAAGTAAAATCAAATCTGGTTTTGATTTTATACTAAAATATATTGGTCCATTTGTAAGTAGCTTTTCAGATGTGTTCTCTAATATAGTGAAAGCAATAACAAGTATATTTGCTGAGGTTAAAAACATAATAGTAAATGCTTGGGAAATCATTAAGTCTTTAATAGCTGCGCCGCTACTGTTTATTATAGATTTAATTACTGGTGACTTCGAACAAATGAAAGAGGATTTAGATCTAATCTGGAACACACTTGTCCAATCAGTGGTAAATATTTGGACATCTGTAAAAAATATATTTACGGAATATATCGGTGCAATAGTAAATAGTGCCGTTAGTTTATGGACTGGATTCATACAAAGTATTTCTAATATTTGGAATGAAGTAGTTTATCAAGCGACTATGATTTGGATTGATTTGAAACTATTTTTTACTAATTTATGGATTGATATTAAATACAGTGCAATTCAAATGTGGATAAATCTAAAATTCTCCATAATTCAAACTTGGATTGATACAAAATATGGTGCAATTGAACTTTGGAATAATCTAAAACAATGGTTTTTCCAAACGGTTAATAATATCGTGCAAACTCTTATAAAAAGTTGGAACAGCTTAAAGCAAGGAACGATAGATTTATTTAATAATACGGTTCAAGGTGCTAAAGATATTTGGACTTCATTCAAATCTTGGATTGGTGATTTAATTACTGGAACCAAAGATAACGTTATTCAAGGTTGGAAAAACCTAAAACAAGGCACTATAGATACTTTCAACAATTTAGTAAATGGTGCTCAAGAGGCATGGGATAATTTAGTAAATGCTGTTAGTGATACGGTTGATAGAGTAACTGGCTGGTTTGATAACTTGAAAAATATCGATTTACTAGCAGCCGGAAAAGCTATCATGGATAGTTTTCTAGAAGGGTTACAAAATGCATGGAAATCTGTGCAAGATTTTGTTGGAGGTATTGGTGATTGGATTCGTGAACACAAAGGACCTATCCAATACGATAGAAAGCTATTGATTCCAGCTGGTCAGGCTATTATGAACGGTCTGAATGAAGGACTGACAGGAGGATTCAATGACGTACAAAATACTGTTGGAAGTATGGCGGACTTTATCGCGGAACTTTTCAATGCAAATCCTGATGTAGATATAGCTACAAATCTGAAAAATGCAAATAAAAACATTGGTGCAGAAGTTGAACATAAAGTAAATATGGGTGGCTCTACTAAACCAGCTGTATTTAAATTCAATCTTGGAAGACAATCGTTTAGATTGTTTGTGGACGATATTTCACAAGCTATGGGCGAAGGTGCAGACATTAATCTAGAATTTTAGGAGGGAATATTTTGGATCAGCGAGAAAATAAAATGTACTCATTCAAAGATACAACTATTAATCTCAATAGTTCTAAACGATTCCTTCCAACGTCTGCCATGATGTACGATGGAATGTATTTAGAAGATTTGATTGAGGGGTATCAAACACTCACGGTTGAAGGTAGAGAAATGCTTTCTGTAGAAGTTGAACAGCAAGAGATACAAATTGGTTCAATCATTACAAATCAGAAAATACCTTCAAGAACACTAAAAATAACATATAAGCTGGAAGATAGAGATCCAGAAAAACTACAGTTTAAATTCAAAGAACTGTTGAATTATTTATACCGGAATGAAGACGTGGAAATTAGGTTTCATGATGAATTAGATTATTATTACTACGGTCGCTATACATCAACTGATACTGTTCCAGGAGACTCCAACTCGATTATTTCGAGTTTTAATGTATTCTGTGCGGATCCACTAAAGTATACGAAAGAGTGTGTTAGTGATGGCTATATTGGAAATCCGATACAGTTTCCTATAACACCAAGAAAAATTGAAGTTACTTTATCCATGAATAATTCAATCAAAATTACAAACGGAGAACAAAATATCACGATAACTGACGCGGCAATAAAAACAGGAGACGTGTTGGTTTTTGATTTTTCCGATGAGCAGGTAACTGTAAACGGAGAAGATTGTACTTCTATGATTGATTTAGAAAGTGATTTTGAGAACTTTTATCTTAAGCAAGGTCAGAAGATAACTAGCAATAATGGGAAGCTTAAAATATTCTATAGGGGGGCGACAATTTGAGTGAGACAGTTTATTTCTTTGATCACTTGCAAAAACTTATTAAAAGAAAAAATACAAGAAGTTTGATTGAAGTCTCCCAAGAAAAAGAAATTAGTTCTGATAAGAGTGATCTAATGAAAGATACTCTTTACGTTACGACAAAATATGATAAAGAAATAGAGGATGCAAGATATATGGCGATTCGTGAAAACGAGTCGTCTTTTTCGTTGTATCGAATTACTAAAGTTAGCGACCCATTTGAAACATTAGAGTTTACAGGGTTAGGATTTGCGACAAATGAATTAGATGCTTACATCATCAAAGATATTAGGCCGAGTGGGCAGCCCTTAAAAAATGTTCTTGATCGATTGATTGAATTTACTGAAGGAAATTGGCGCGTTGGTCACGTAGAAGCAATGTTACCAACAGTAACTGCAACTTTTTACTATGTCTCTGTAAAAGAAGCGTTGAAAGAATTGCAAACCTTAGGTATGGAATTTGTCTTTAGGTGTTCTTTGAATTCTGATGGAATAAAGGATAAATGGATCGAAGTATATGAACAAATTGGCGAAGAATCGAATACACGTTTCGTATATGGTAGTAAAGCATTAACAGTTGTAAGAGAGATAGATAGAAGCTCAATCTCAACTTCAATGATAGGTCGTGGGCGAGGCGAAGAGGTTGGTGACGGATACGGTAGAAGAATTGAATTCACTGATGTTGAATGGAAAAAGTCGAATGGTGATCCTTTAGATAAGCCTAAAGGCCAAAATTGGCTTGAAGATCCGGAAGCAACTCAAAAGTATGGGATACCACAAAAAGATGGATCAATGAGAAAACGAGAAACCGTAGTAGTGTTTGATGATATAGATGATCCAACAGAATTACTTAAAAATACTTATTCAACCTTAATCGATTCTGCTAGACCGTTAGTACAATTCAAAGCTGAAGTCACTGGAGGAGATGTGATAGGAAATACAGTGACTATTCACAGATACGATAAAGGTTATCACTATAAAACTCGTATTTATAAAACTACATTCAATCGGCTTACCGGTCAAACCCATATCGAACTAGGAGATAATTTAACACAAGACGTTAGAAAACAAACGGCTTCTATTGTCAATAATATTAATAGTTTAGAATCTAGCAAAATGACATTTTACGAATCGACAGAGATTGGAAAATACCAAGATGACATTATGCGAGGCGCAGGAGATAATGGCGGTTCTATTTATTGGGTAAATGGAATTGAAGCTGGTGTTAGTGATAGTAGAGAAATCTATGAAACTGTTTATATGGATGGACCTAACATTCCTAGATCACGCTTTTTTATGGTCCAAAATAACTCAGGAATATCTTTCAAACAGTGTAAAAAAGGTGAATGGCAAACAATCCAAGATGTACACAATGGCGATAGCACGACTGCGTGGACGTTGGATGGAACTTTCAATGCTAATTTTATTAAAGCAGGAATTCTTTCAGGTATTCTCGTGCAAGGGGTAGCTTTAAAGACATTGGATGATAAAGATTTCCAATTAGTGGCAGAAGGAGGACAACTTTCTTTTGAAAAAAAGGTCATTTCAACTGGGCTTGACGATGTTCACGGAGAATCGCTTGGATCCATCGTAGCAACTTATGGAGGCGGAAAAATAAATGGGTTTGCTGTATGGAAAGAACCAAACTATATTTTTTCCATTAACGCTGGGGACGGTGGCGATCGAGGGAATCCTGTTTTTCAAATTCCAGCAGACGTTACTGCTGATAAGCGCAAATACAATCTTTACGGTGATGGTAAATTTTCAGAAGGAAATATAACCATAGATGGCCGTCTAGATGTCAAAGAATTATATGTGAACGGCGTTAAAATCGATACAAACGGTGGAGACAATACTGGAGGAAACGATAACGGTTGGAATGGACAATATCCGCCAGAAGTAACTACTGACAGGGATAAACGTTATTGGCAGATCTGGACAATGGCAATAGGTGCTGGCTTTACTAAGCAAGCTGCTGCAGCCTTACTTGGAAATGCTCAAGGAGAATCAGATGCTAATCCAACCGCTGATGAGGGCAATGGCGCACCAGGGTTCGGATATGGTGTATGGCAATGGACGGATTCCACAGGTGCAACTAGCGGACGTGTCTATATGCTCAACTTAATGACAAAGGCTGGCATCAGTGATGATCCAGACACGATCACGGCGCAGTTCAAATTGTTGATGTGGCATGCACCGAACGGTCAATGGCTTGTTACTAGCGCTTATCCTTACACATGGACACAATTCATGAATCTAACCGATATCAACACAGCAGCACAAGCATTCGTGGCTAACTTTGAACGTCCACGTGATCCACATCCAGAACGGACGACATGGGCACAAGAATGGTACGACAAATTCAAAGATTTGGAAATTCCTGCATCAAAAGGATATATAAAACCAATTGCAGATCCAATCAGAGTGACGAGTGAATTTGGCTGGCGCACTTCTCCAATTACAGATGCACAAGAATTTCATAACGGTATTGACCTTGTAAATGGAAATCCTAATACACCTATTTTTGCATCAGCAGATGGCGAAGTGATTGTTGCAGGGGATGCAAACTATTATGACTGGTATGGAAATTGGACAGTAATCAAACACGCTGATGGAATGTATACAGGCTATGCTCATCAAAGCCGTGTGGATGTCTCAAAAGGACAAAAAGTAACTGCTGGTCAGCAAATTGGGCTGATGGGAACAACTGGACCATCAACTGGAGAACATCTTCATTTCCAATTTATGGATGAATTTTATCCATCTTCTTCTGGCCATTTTCATAATGCAAGAGACTATATTAATTTCTAAAGGAGGGATAGTCGTGGCAGAAACGCAGCATAAAATGGTCCTATCCACCACCGAACCAAATAACGGAATAAATTTGGTTCGAATTCGGCAAGGGGATGTTTTAACGCAAAAGTTCGTTGTTGAAGTGGTGGAACATGGCAAACTAAAAACATTCGATGGCCTAGTGCCATTTTTTATTAATACAACAAAATTTGGCGAAAACCAACCTGTTGAACAAAAAGTACAGGAATACAGTCCAGCACAGGCAAGGCTTGTTTACACGTTAAGCGAGCCTGACTGGCAATGGGGTGGTGAAAACACCGCCCATTTCAGTTTCCGATCACTTAATGGTGATGGAACTTGGAGTGAACAATTTAGCACACAGGATTTTACCTATCGAGTCATTTCTGGAATATCTAAAAGCCAGTTACGTGATTCTGGCTATGTGTGGACCTTTGAGGATTTGCTAAGAAAATTCAAAGATTACATGGATCAGGGCAAAAATGACTGGAAGCAGTGGTTAGAAGATAATCGTGAAATACTGGAAAATATCGATCCAGGTGGTACGATCATTAACATTTTGAATGAAGCAAAAGGAGATTATGACAGTTTAGCCGCTCGCTTAGACGATATTCAAAATAAAACATTCAATGTTCCTAAAGGTGCAGAACAAGTGCCAATCAAAAGAGACAAACTTTTCTACGACAGAGGAGCGTACAACTACGTTCGCCCTACTAACTTAGACACAGTGATCGCGCAAGCGGATAAAACTAAGTTTAACATGGGATTCATGACGGATATCCACGTCGATTCACACGAGCAATTCTTAGATCACTTCGACCAGAAAGACAAAACAGAACGTCGTTGGAGCATTGTCGGACAATTCAGGACGCTAGAAACCTTTGCGGACGCGATGGTGTACGGCGGGGATAATATCGACGGATACAGTGGAGGAACAGCGTCGGGTATTTACCCTTATACCGAACAAGAAAGACGCGCGAAGAACTTACACGTGTTGAAACGCTTTGCTAGCGTAGCGACAGCAGGCGCAGAAGTTCCGATCATTCTTTGCCGTGGTAACCACGAAACAGGTAAAATCCCATACGCAAACGACGGACGTTCACGGCTCGATTCGTTGACAGGATCGGATATTGCCGTAGCATATGATAGCCGTTACGGCCCTAATTTGTTCCCTAACAAAAAAGTTGCGATTTACCGTATCGATACCGATGACTTCGAAGATCATACGAACTCACAAGGAAAATTCATCGAGTTTTCTGGATATTACAACGGTGCTGAGTTTCCTCATGGAAAACTAGGGCAAAACCAATTGCATGCCTTTGGACAATGGTTAGAACAACTTGATAGAAGCTATCACGTTGTAATTGTAGGACATGTACCTATGGAAAGAGAAAACGACGTAGCAAACGTGACGAAACTAGGAACCTTACTAGACGGCTTCAAACAAGGAGCAAGCGTAACTATTGATTACAATACAATGAACGGTTACAACCCGAGTCCTATGGGACAAAAGACTTACAACTTCGCAACAAAAGGACGCGGAACAGTTGCGGCAATCTTCGCCGGACATTGGCACTACGAAACAGTAAAAAATTTAGGCACAACACAAATCATCGTTTGCACAAACGCATTTCCTTCCGAAGAACAGTACAACACAGCGAATGAAACGGGGTTCGCAAACATACAAATTGATACGGCAAAACGTACGATCAAAGTACAAGGTGTGGGCCACTACACTAACCGCAATTTCACGTATTAGGAGGTATAATCAGTGGAAAAAGAAGTTGAAAAATTGCAAGAATCTGTCAAATGGATTTTACAACAATTAGAAATTCATTTCGACGGCACACCACAGCAAGCACACGTGGACGCTACACCGTTAAATGCCGGTTTTTGTACGCCTGAAATCGCAATGAACGCGCGTGGTATTGCTTTGAAGGATAATGAGCTAGGCTGGAAGTATACTAACGTGTACGACGTTCCACCGGGCTTTTATGCCACCACTAACCAATGGTATAAAAACGGACAGATAACGATGTTCGGCGATGGTTCGCTCATGCTACTAGGCGTCATGCAAGAACACAACGAGCGTAAATTGATTTGGGCTTCGGACGGTTACGGCGGAAACATCTACATCGCGCGCACGCATGGTAAGGACGGCGGCTACAATAGCCCGGGTTTCCGTAAAGTCATGACAACCTTCGAACTATTCAAAGGTGAAAAGCACGGCGTAGGTACAACGATCGACTTAAACGATAGTATGAAACATTACACTTCCGTTCGTATTCACATTCAAGGTTGGGGCGGTCAGGTGTACGAAGCAAACAACGTGACTGGGCCAGTTGTCATGTTCACTAACTTATATGACGATGCCGGCGGTATGGAAATGTATGAGTTGAAATTAGAACGTGTGACGGATACAAGCTACAAGATCGTTCGTTCCGCCCAAGTAGCAATCACTGAAAATATGAATTACCACAAAAGCACAAATGCAGAAATCCAAATCATTAGAATAGAGGGCGTGAAATAATGGCACATATCATTAAAAAAGGACCTATCAAAGTACCGACACAGCCTAAAGACTTTGGTTTGCAAGCAACGGGTCTTGTGTTTAAATCATACGATAACCAAATAGCACTAGAGTTTAACGTCACACAACAGGACGGCGCGCCGGCAGATTTATTAGGCGCTACACTCCGTCTGTTGATGTATGTGTATGACGAAGCAGATGGAACAGTGACAAAAGAACCTGTTCCTTTTATCACGAAAAACCTCATTACAGAGAGCTTTCTAAACGGTCATGTAAAATACATCCTACCAGAAGCGTTGAAAGCCTATAGCGGCGTCGTGGAAACTTATGTATACATTGAGTATCCAGACGGATCAACAAGTGATAACTTAGGTTTCACTTTCCGTATGAAACGTTCAGCAATCGACGGACTAGCGCAAGATAAAGCTGACTACTTCATTGAAGACTTCAAGCAATTGCTTGATGGAGTCAAACAAGAAGCAACGGATGCAGTGAATGAGGCACTAGCAAAGGTTGAGGTTGTTTCTGAAAATGTTAGTTCAGCGCAAAATGATCTAACTATACTTGAAGGTCGTATTGATCAAGCCAATCGGGAAATCGACAAGGTTCTTTCTGGCGCAAATGAATTCCGTACAGATATCGATACACTTAAAAATAGCAAAGCAGATAAGACATTTGTTGATGCACAGTTGGCACAGACAAAGAGTAATCTAACGCAAATGGAAGCAAATAAAGTGGACAAAAACGGTGTCGAACAAGTGTCATGGGGGAATCTTACACAAGAAGCAAAAGAGAACATATCGGGTGATAAGACAGCCATTGTGGGCGAAAACAGTGTAAGTACAACTAACATTGTGAATAACAGTGTTACGATGGAAAAATTAGGTTTTGCCACACAAGGCTCTTTTCAAAACAGCCTAACAGGTAGAAGGGTAAACATTGACACAGAACGAAAAGTAATCGAGTTAACAGGTACGTCAGATATTAGAACAAATCAAAGCCGTGTAGGTGTTCCGGCGGGAGAGTATTCTTTTGACGGCATTACCGGTGTTATATTGGTCTATACTATTGTGTCTAACGTTACTTTCGCTGAAAGAAAATTACATTTTGCGAGCAATGACAGTGAACTTCCGCAAAACGCAATCCTTTTAGGCTTTTTAAGACCAGACATAGACCTTTATCAACTCAATGGCTTTTATTATATTGACGGAAGTATGGTTAAACCGCATTTGCCACAGAACGGTGAAATTGGTGAACTCATTACAAACCCAAATCGGGTCAATGTAGACACGACGAATAACCAGTTGATTGTCACTGACGTGGTTCGATTAAAAGAAAAAGCAACCACTCATATCATACCATCTGGGGAATATTCATTTGACGGCATAGGCGACTCACTTGTCGTTGTCTTTAACGTTGAGCAGAATACTATACGCTTTATACCCACTGCGACTTACAACAGTGATGTTAACAAAAGAGATGTTGTCTTTGGTCTTTTTAGACTAGACTATGGGTATTATGAGTTAAACGGTGGCTATTCGATTGACGGTAACACGGTCTTACAATTTACAGAAAAAGATAAAAAAGACATTGAAAACCTTTTAACAAACCCGTCGTATTCTTCCAACGAGTTAGTAGTGATAACTGATGTGCCCGCTGGTGCATATGATAGCTCACTTCCTTTTATCCCGATTAACGAAAGTGACCCGTACACCGTTATATATGACGTATATGACCAACTTATCACTGATTATCCAGATTATGTGACACGTTCATTATTAGGGTATTCAGACGATGCGCCTATTTACAGATATGACTTCACGCCACCAAAACCTAAGAACTATAACAGAGAGTATAAGTTCCCTAAAATATACTATCAAAGCGCTATACATGGACACGAAAAAATGGCGGCTATGGGTGGAGCATCATTTTTTAAATCATTATGTGATGATTGGAGAACGGACGACACATTGAGAATGTTAAGGTGGAACGTACAGTTTATCGTTGTTCCCATGCTTAACCCTAGTGGCTTTAACTTGAACCAACGTAAAAAAGAGAACGGTGTCGATTTAGCAAGGAACTTCCCTTACAATTGGCGACCTAACGATGACCCAGACTCTCTTTATTATCCGGGGTCAGAGCCAGCGTCAGAAGTCGAAACGCAATTTGTTATTGAGTTACTAGAGAATGAAACAGATATTGTTTTTGCTTTTGACCAACACAATTCAGGCGAACTGTACCGGGTGGGTTATTCTATATGGTTAGGAACGGGGAACGAATCTTTATTGCCTTTGCTTAGTGGTATTGGTCAACAAATGTCAACAAAAACGAAAATTGATTATGCCTATGCGCCACAAGGCAATGAGAGTTTATTTCAACTATTGTACTCATCAACACCGGGAAGTGCTGCGTCATACATTCAGTCAATAGGCATACCGGCAACGTTGTTTGAGCTGACACCCATACTTAAAGAGGGTGAAGTTGAGGACACTCAGAAATTTACAGTTGATGCTATCGGCAACGCATTTCAAGCTGTTGTTAAACATTATTTAACATAACAGTAGGAACAAACTGCGCGGTAAATAAAAATTAAGAAACGAAGGTAGCCGAGAAATCGGCTGCCTTTTTATATTGAGAAAATGAGAGTGAGAAATGGTAAATAGGAAATTAAAACAAGATCTACAGAAAGTTTCCAACAAGCGACCTAGTGACTTCTAGGATGCTTTAGGGTGTCACTTAAGAGGGATTACAGTGCATGAGTTGGGAATGGCTAGTAGGTTTGTTAATTGGAGGTGAGTAGTATGTTTAGTTTTAGCGATGTGAAAATGATGTATGATTGGGGCTGTTTTACTGACGATCAAGTTCGACTATTCGTTCCACTATGCATTACAGACGAAGAAGCAGATAAAATTATTAGCAAAGAAGAAAGCGCATCTTAATTGATGTGCTTTTTATTTTGATTTAAGGAGTTGTCACATGATTAATTTAGGAGAATGGGGAATGATAGCAGGATCAATAACCGCTATCGTTTCTTTGATTTTATTAGTAATTAGACCGATTGCTGCATCTTTCTCGAAAATTACTGAGACTCTTTCAAAAGTAAGCCGAAATTTAGATTTATTGACTAAAGATTTAGAAGCAAGCAAATCTGATCGCATTACTATTCATGAAGAACTAAAGAAACACGATGAAAGATTAGATACACATGCAGAAAAATTGGTAGAACACACACAACAAATTAAAACTTTATTTAGAGAAAGATCTAGGTAAAAAAGAAAGGAGTTAAGAAGAAATGATTTTACCCGATAAGTATTATCAAGTCATTAAATGGACGGTTTTAACAGTATTGCCAGCTGCTTCTGTGTTAGTAGCCACGTTAGGAAAAGCATATGGATGGAATGAAACAGATATGACAGTACTCACTATCAATGCAGTAGCAACATTTTTAGGCGTTATCACTGGTGTGTCGGCTTATAATTTGAAAAAATAGGAGGAAACAAATGAAAAAGAAAATTACTATTACTGCGATGAGCCTATTAATGGCTCTTTTTTTGTTGCCAATTAATGGGTTTGCCTATACGATTAACAATGAATTTAATTTGGGCTCAAACGAAGGCGATTCTCGGCTGGCTTATCAAAACTATATTCTGATCCATGAAACTGCGACACTTGCTCCTGCGCGTAATGTAGCAGCTAATATGAAGAATAATTATAATGGTATTAGGCCTTATACAACTGATGTTGTTGGAGACGGAGGGATTGTTTACCGAGTAGGAGAACCAGGCTATGTTTCTTGGGGTGCACTGAATGCGAATCCATATGCTCCTGCACAAATTGAATTACAGCATACTTACGATCGTAACCTGTTTGAAAAGAATTATCGTGCTTACGTAGAATTAATTCGTGATTACTGTAATCAGTTTAATATTCCTAAGACTTTAGATACGGGGTATCCGAATAAGGGAGTAAAATCTCATTTATGGGTAACGAACACTTATGGTGGAGATCATACAGATCCTTACGGTTATCTTTCTGAAATGGGCGTAAGTAAAGAAAAACTAGCCTATGATTTGGCTCATGGTTTTACCGATGAAAATCCGACAACTTCAGATGATAGACCAGTCATTGATCCAACTCGAGCAGGTGCTGCAAATCCTACGCTGACAGATGGAACAAATTACGCCCACATTGATCAGTTCGGAGAAATCGAAAACGCAAACTTGCATGTTGCTGGATGGCATATTGCTAACTATCAATACGAGTATATTTTCATCATGGATTACAATACTGGAAAAGAATTAGCTCGAGTAAGAGCTGATGGGATTTATAGACCAGATGTAAATCAAGCTTATAATACTTCTGGAAACGTTGGTTATCATGTATCTTTCAATATGCGTAATTTTCCTAATAAGAAAGTCTATGTCATGATGAGGGCAACGAATGATCCAGAGGGAAACACTAAAGGCGGTGCGCAAGATTTCCATGACAAACGTTGGTATTTAAATATTCCGCAATGATAAAAAATATCCCCTCAATTTTGAGGGGAAGTACATAGACTGTTTTTATATAGTTATATCAAATTGTTTTCTGTAATGTATAAATTTCTATAATTTATTATTAAAAAATTCTAATAATGCGAGTAAAATTCATTATTTAGATATATATTTAACTATGTAAAGTGTGTGTAGGCAAAGGATGGTATTATTTGGAAGCTAAACAAGTAGATGAAGTATCTATAAAAAACTATAAAAATATATTTACTATTATTTCTGCAGTTTCTTTATGTTTAACTGTAATGAAAGCATCAAATATATTAGATGTTTTTATCCCTTCATTTACATACCTATGCTCTAACTTACTTGCGTTTTATGCTATAAACGCAAGAAGTGCGGAAAAATTAAAAAGCAGAGAAAGAGTAAAGAAAGCATATATTTATATATTGGGGGGGATTTTTGTTATACTTCTAGTAAGCGAGAGTATCAAAATAAACTTTCTAGTATTTATTTTATTAATTATTTGTAAGATAGTTTTATTTCTATCTGCTTTTATTGCCCCATATTATTCAATCATTGATGATATCTCAGCTGATCCTGAGGTTTTAAAAGACTTAAGAAAAGAGACTAGAGAACAAATAGAAGAAGATAAAAAAAGTAAAATTTTTTCTACAAGAAATTCTAGAGTTGAAAGAAATCAAGCCACGAGAGAATTTATTGAAAAAAACGAAAAAAAGAAACGTGGTGAAGGGAGAAGAGATTAGATGGAATTGCTAATCATTTTGCTAACTTCTACGATATTATATATTGGAGTATTAGCATTTAAAACTAAAATGATGTTTTTTAGTTCAAACATGGGTATGTCGTACTTTACAGGTTTAAAAATTACGATTTACATTTTAATTGTTCATCTAAAGATAGCTTTTACTTCCCAAAAGTCTTTACGATTTTCTATTTTCGTTTTAAAACAATATTTTATTCGTTATGATGTGCCTCTGGTCATATTTATAGAAGTTTTCAAAGCGAATAGTACAATAGTAGAAAAACAGCCTCAGAAATCAAATAGTATAATTGATAATTTCTTTAAATCGAAAAATTCCAAAGACGAATTTAAAGATTTAGTTTCTTCTTATTGTACGGCTTAAAAAAGGTATCCTAAAACGATACCTTTTTTCGTTTTTTTCGTACCCTTAGCTCAGTTGGTTAGAGCAGACGGCTCATAACCGTCCGGTCGTAGGCTCGAGTCCTACAGGGTACATTAATGTAGCCATTTGAATCGTTCTGTGTTAGAATTTTTTGAAGAGTATTATACAAGCTAAAGCTTTTCTTCATTGCCACTCGAATGAGTGGCTTTTTTATGTATCCTTTTATGGATTAATGAAAGGATGTTTCACATAGTTATACTTCTGTATATTTGAAAAGTTTTACTTTGATTTTTAAATAGAAAGACATTTGGGTTATATTGTGAGATAATAATAAAGAAGAGTTTAAAGCGTTCCCCAAAAACCACTCCCCAATAAGTGTGTTACGCTTTAAACTCTTTTATATTTGAAGCCATTAAAAAGCATACCATATAACTGTAAAAAATAATGGGAAAAAGACTTATAATTGGAGTGATAGTTAATTAGTGACTTATTTTTGATTTTATAGCACTGATACTATAAAATATAGATATCATCATATTACACAATCTTAATACTAACTTAAAAAATATCTCCTTTCATAAGTATGGTGATAAAATCCGTTCCGGGCTACCTTTTTAGGTAGCCTACTTTAATCTTTGTATCTTTCTGGATCAACGAAAGTATACTTTATATAGTCATAACGCCGATGATCGCTTCGAGCGTCTGGCACGTCAGTCACGATATCAAACAAAAAATATACGTCTTTCTTCATTCTAGTTTTCGCAGCAGGAATTTTAAAGTAGTTCTTATTAGAATAGTAGAGATTGATTAATAAGCTATCTTCGATTGCTAAAAAGAAAACTTCTGAATCCCACACCTTATAAAAATCTTTGACAAATCTATTCGAAGGATCAAATTTAAACCATAATTGTGTTTTTCCTTCCATCAACATAATGTTCACCTCAAAAAGAGTATGCGAACAAATGTTCGTATTGTAAATAGAAAAAGATGAGCTAAATTAAATGCTCATCTTTTTTGATAGATATTATAAATCTAATAATTCTTGTTTCTTTTTATTAAATTCTTCTTCTGTAATGATTCCGTCATCCAATAGTTCTTTATATTTTCTTATTTCTGAAGCTGAGGAAATTGTTGATGTATTGGAATTTGTAGCAGAAATATTTCTTCTTTTTAAATTATAAATAATTTCGTTTAAAGAATCACTTATCCTATCAACAGTATCTTTATCAACTGCAACATTCAATACTTTACCAAGAGTATCAATAGTTAATGTACCCAACAGTATTCCTCTTTTTTTACTAATATTATTTAAATTGTCTAATATAATACTTTGTACATTATTGCCTATCATTTTTTGTTGAGCTACAATTAAACGTTTATTAGTTAATGCGTATGCATAATTATTGTCATGCTTAGTTGACGAGATATAGTTATGCAATCCTACAAAGCAGAAGATTACGTATTCGTCACTGTTAAGTTGATCTGATATTAAGTTAAAATGATGAGTTGTCCATTTTTTAGTCATTCCTTTACCATAGCCGTATTTAAGACAAAATTCTACCATTTCTTCAGTAGTTCTCATTCTATCATTACCTATATCATGATTGTTTTGTGTAGTATAATCAGATATGTTTAATTTTCTTTTTTCTGATGGACCCTTATCTAAATCTTCTAAATTCAAAGATCTTATTATTTTATAAGGAGTAGTCATACCGTAACCAGCTTTTTTCATACAATTGCCGCAAACAATTTGTTTGTCTTTGATTTTATATGAAGTTAAGCCAATTTTACCTCCGCACTTTGCACATTGTTTACTCAT